GATGATATTCAAACTTATCTCGAGCGTACAGACGACCAGACGCTGGCAAAAATACCGCAGTTTATTATGTTGGCGGAGCAAATCATTGCCGCTGAAATTAAATTTCTTGGCAACCTTACCGTGGTCACAAGCACCATGGTCTTAGGCGAAAACGTTATCCCTAAGCCTGCGCGGTGGCGCAAGACTGTCTCAATGAACGTGACAGCGGCAAGTAAGCGCCAGCCCGTGCTGCTTCGCACCTACGAGTACATCCGCGAGTATTGGCCAAACCCAACGTCAACAGACGTACCTTTGTTCTTTTGCGACTACGACTATGAACATTGGCTAATAGGGCCTACTCCTGCTTTGGGTTATTCTTACGAGGTGCTGTACTACGAACGTGTGCAGCCATTGGACTCATCGAACCAATCAAACTGGTTTACGCAGTATGCGCCTCAAGCGATGCTGTACGGCACTTTGCTGCAAGCCATGCCGTTCCTTAAAAACGACGAGCGCATGCCTATGTGGCAAAGCAACTACGACAGAATTATTGAAGTCCTGAAGACGGAGAACGTCACACGCGGTGCTGATCGTCAGGCGATTGCGAGGGATTCATGAGTTTCACTAGCCCATTTACTGGTCAGGTAATCCAACCGACCGACGTCTCATACCGCAGCATTACGCTTTCTGCTGATTCAACACTTTCGTGGCCAATCAATGGCAGCGCCACCGACAACGCGGCGGCACGAGTTATGGACGTATCGTCGCTTTCAAGCGGCTTGGTTCTTGTTGGCGTTACCGTCACAGGTGCAGCAGGCCAGTGCTTATGCACCGCCACCCCAAGTTTGTTTGTTGGCCAACCAGTTGTTGTCACTGGAATATTTTCTGGTACGTCAGCAGGCATTACTGCTGGCAACACGTACTACATTATTACCACCAACGGCACAACAACTTTTACGTTGTCAGCTACGTTGGGCGGCACTGCAGTTGCTACTACAGCGGGCACAACTACTGGCTTGACGTTTACGCTTGACTCGTTTACTTTGGACATGCCGCCAGCGAATCAGGCGTCTGTTGGAATTGATGCACTCTTTCGCAATGTTGGCTCGTACACTTTTTCTGTCAGAGATTATCTTGGCTCACCAATTGTCACCATAGCCGCAGGAGAGGCCAAATACATATACCTGACCAGCAACGCTACAACTGCAGGCACTTGGGGAGTAATTGCGTTTGGTGTAGGAACATCTAACGTTGATGCCGCTACACTTGCGGGTTTTGGCCTTAAGGCTATTTCTAACACATTAAACACCGCCAGCAACGTCACTACGTTTGCGTCAAGTTATACGGCGATTAGCACTGACAGGGCGGCAACTTATGTGTGGACGGGTGGAGCGGGAAATTTAAATCTGACTTCTGCCGTCACGTTGGGTAACAATTGGTACATGATGGTCCGCAATGGCGGGTCAGGAACATTGACCATTGCGCCAACGGGTGGGGATTTAATTAACACCGCCTCAACTCTTTCTTTGCAACCTGCCGACTCGTGCGTAATTTGTTGCTCGGGCGCGGCTTTTTTTACCGTAGGTTTGGGCCGCAGTACTCAATTTAATTTTACGCAGCTCACTAAGGCCGTAGTAAGTGGCAGCTATACCTTGAGCGCAACAGAGGCGGCAAATACAATTCAAAAATACACAGGCACGCTGACTGGCAATGTGACTGTGGTTGTGCCGCAGACAGTTCAGGTGTACTACGTTACCAACCAAACAAATGGTGGAGGCCCCGGCTACACAATTACTTTTACCACAAGCGGGGGCGGGGCTATAGCAATTGTCCCCGCGGGCCAACAAGTTATTTTACTGTGTGACTCGATAAATTTGTTTAATGCCTCAACAATTGCTGCTGGGGCTTTAAACATAGCGTTGGTGGACGGCACGGCGGGTGCTCCAGCATTGAACTTTGCCACGGAAACGTCAACAGGTGTTTACCGCCCCACTTCTGGTGAGTTTGGCATTGCAATTCTGGGCATTAAATTATATGGCCTAACCGAAACAGGGCTAAACATTTCTGGGATTGGCAACTTTACTGGGGGTGTTCAGGGCGGGATTTTTTGATGACAGCTAAGGTTTTCACCCTTGATACGTTGCCGGGCATCCAGCGCGATGGTACGGTCTTTGACCGAACGTTTTACAACGACGGTGAGTGGGTTCGTTTCCAGCGTGGCCGTCCTCGTAAGGTTTTGGGTTATCGCGTTATTTCACGCCAACTTTCAGGCCCATCTCGCGGCATATGGGTAAACCCTCAAAATGCATATACGTCAATTTTTAGCGGCTATAACAATGGTTTACAAACCCTAACTATTGACAATAACGGCGTGGGCGCAGGGGTGGGGGATTTTACGTTATCCAATTTCACGGCATCTAATTCAAATTTGTGGCAATTTGATGGGTTTTATGACGTTGGTGGAAGCGGCATTCAGTCGCTTGTAGCGCACCCCGGGTTAAACCTTAACTCTATTAACAACAACACCAACACCCCCGTGTTGATTGGCGATATAAACGGCACAACTATGTCGAGAGTTGGAGTTTTTACTGAGGCCAACGCTTATATAAATGGCACAACATCTGTCACCATAGCCAAAACAAACATTTTGATTGGCGCTGGCCAAACCGTTACAGGCTCGAACATACCCTCTGCTACAACAGTTGTTTCTAGAAATCTTGAGTCGCCCACTTTAAACACGGTAGCCGTGACAGGCACAAGCGGAACTTTTTCTTGTGCATCATCTTCTGGTTTCTATATTGGCCAAACAGTTACCGTTACAGGATCTTTGCCAACGCAAAATTTATCATCGGTTACAGTAACTGGAACTGGCGGTACATTTTCTTGTACTGCTACTAACGGTTTGTACATTGGTCAGGCAGTTGTTGTAACTGGGGCAGTGCTTAGTTCAACACTGGCAAGTGTGGCAACTACAAGTTCAAACGGTGCTTTTTCTTGTACAGCAACCACTGGACTTGCTGTAGGGCAACCTGTAGTTGTTTCTGGAACAATAACCACAAACACACTTTCAAGTGTGGCAGTCACAAGCGTAAATGGTGCTTTTTCCTGCGCCGCAACAACTGGGTTGTACATAGGTCAGCCAATTACTGTGAGCGGTACACCTACTGCAACAACCATTGCTGGTGTTGCTGTTACTGGGACTGCTGGTCAGTGCTCGTGTACGGCAACTACGGGGCTGTTTATTGGGCAGGCGGTTTCTGTAACTGGGACGCTCACTGGCACAGAAACAGGCGTCAATGGCAACAAGACTTATTACATTATTGCAACGGATGGAACGTCAACATTTACGCTGTCAGCGGCGCTTGGTGGCACAGCCTTAACAACAACAGCGGGTACAACTGTTGGCTTAACGTTTACGGCAGTCTTGGCGAGCGGCGTAAGCACAGGCGTTACTTATTACATCATTGCAACTAATGGAACAACAACATTTACGTTGGCTTCTTCCATAGACGGCTCGGCAATAGCAACAAATATTGTTACCGTGGCGGGCTTGACGTTTACTGGGCGTAATGGGACGGGTCTTGTTTCTGGCATAACTTATTACATTTCAGCCACCAACGGTACAACAACATTTTCTTTGTCTGCCGTTTCTGGTGGATCGCCAATAACAAACACCTATGGCGCAACGACCGGGTTAACGTTTGTAACAACCCCTTTTACAGGCGTTTTGGGTGGCACAACGTATTACATAATTGCAACTAACGGTACATCAACATTCACGTTGTCTGCAACCTCTGGTGGATCAGCCATTACAACAATAGTAACAAGCACCAACAATTTGGTCTTTACTATACAAAAATACATTGGTCTTTCCTCTGGTAGCACGTACTACATTATTGCCACCAACTATTCAACGACATTTACATTGTCCGCAACATCTGGCGGCGGCGCGGTAAACACAGTGGTTGCGTCAACAACCGGGCTGGTTTTTATTCTTGGCTCCTATCAAAAAGTTGTTTTATCCGCTGCGGCAACAGCTAGCGGCCCAGTGACGTTGACTTTTGACAATAACATTCAAGTCTCTGGCGGCGCTGTCTCGTTGCATCCTTACTTGTTTGTGTACGGCAATAATGGGTTGATCCAAAATTGCTCGGCTGGCAACACTAACGACTGGGTCTCTGCCGACGCTAACGCAACCAACGTAGCTTCTGGAAAAATTGTCCAAGGGCTTCCAGTTAGGGGTGGCTCAAACGCGCCCTCTGGTTTGTTTTGGAGCCTTGACAGCCTGATTCGTGTGTCATTCATCGGCGGCACTGGTACACCTGCTCAATACTGGCGTTACGACATCATCAGCAGCCAGTCTTCAATTTTGTCTTCGCAATCGGCTATTGAGTACGACGGCGTCTATTACTGGTGCGGCGTTGACCGTTTTTTGTTGTACAACGGTGTGGTCAAAGAGATCCCCAACAACATGAACCAGAATTACTTTTTTGACAATCTAAACTACAGTCAGCGTCAAAAAGTTTGGGTGACAAAAGTTCCTCGTTACGGCGAGATCTGGTGGTTTTATCCCCGCGGTGATGCAACTGAATGCACTGATGCAATTATCTACAACGTGCGTGAGAATGTTTGGTACGACGCAGGCGAGGCCCGTGGTGCGCAACGCTCTGCTGGGTACTTTTCGCAGGTGTTTGCCTACCCCGTGGCGGCAGACTGGCACGCAAGCGAGGCTGTCACCGTGTTTACTGACACGTTTAACGAGGTGACTGGAAGCGTGTTTCTTTACAGCGATACATACAACACCCAAGTTGCGCTCACGCAAGTCATTTCTGG